TAGCAAAATTTTTAGAAATGAGATATATAGAAAAAGAAAGTAAGCCTTTAAAGTTTTTAATACGTGATGCTTTTTTAGTTTATTTTAGTGTAATAATTGCTAATTTTGTAATAGACCAAATAAATCCTGTAATAAAAGGCGGAGCATCTCCAAAAATAACACCAGTTTTTACAGATAATCCTGGATTTTAAATGAATAAAATATATATAATGAAATATATTTTATTCTTTTTCTGTATTTTGACTATGAAAATATATATAAATGCGTATAATTCAACATCGTATTGCTATTGCACAACAGTTCCATGTCCCGTAGAAGGTAAAAATTTGTTAACAATTGGAGGCGGAACAACTGGTATATATTATTATACTTTACACAATAATATACCAGTTATATCGTCAGCAGATATTCGTATATCAATAAAAAATATGAACAATGGCACTGACACAACAACATGTACACAAAATTACGCGCGTTCATTAGATGATGATGGCATTCAAGATTGTGATGCTGGGCATATTTTAGCCAATCATTTAGGTGGGCCAGGTAATCAACCTATAAATATTTTTCCTCAGGATTTAAGTGTAAATAGGGGAGTGTATGCACAATATGAATATAGTATTTATACATGTATAACAACAAAAGGTGTGAACTATGTTGATTTATCGTGGATATTCACTTATTCGTCAAACACAAAAACAAAACCCATAAATGTTAAATATGATGTAAGTTATACTGGCGGAACATGCTCATCAACGTCAAAAACATTTACTAACTAACGACCTGTCCAAACTTTAACTATTGCTCTCGGGATAGTGCCTTTTTTTAAGTTAACAATATATTCATCATAAGAATAACCCCATTTTTGATATTTCATTATGTCGCCAAATAAGGATTTTTGGTTCAATAATTTTGGTGATTCTGAAAAAAATATTGAACCAAATATTCTCTCCAAACTACATCTATCTGCTCTACAAGTTACTGCTGAAATTAAATTTGTTATTCCATATTTATTTTCTATATGTTCAAGAAATTTCAAATTTATAAAACTTTGAACACCAAAACATCCATACCATTTATCAGTATTCATTCCAAGAACGTAAAAATCTTTTGAAACTTTATTATCTATTAAAATACTATTTTTAAGATGTTTCACAATTCTTTTTGTATTCTCAACATTTTCTTTATCTGAATGAAAAAACCACAAAGGCATTACATTTATACCATAAAATTTTTCAAAAGGAATACGTTTATGAAAAAAAACACTATCGTGTATAATTATAGCATTTTCAAAAAATATATTCTTTAAAAAATAATAATAAGGCAGAAGTTCACCTCTGCCTGGAAATTCAGATTGAATAATTTCTATATTACTATAATTAAATTCTGAACTAACATATTCATAATTACTATTATCATCAATAATTACAATTTTTCTCAAAGGATAGAAATTTCTAATTAATTTTACACAATTATTCCAATATTTATTTGTTTTATAAGAATTAACATGTCTAGTTATAATAAATCCAAATTTATTATCCATAATATATATATAAATATTATCTATTATGGATTTTACAAAAAAATAATAAATCTAAATATGTGATGGAATTAAATCTATATTAATAACATCATCCATATTCTTAATATCTCCACTAAATTTAAAATTATCAAATTCAACACGTTCCAATTGAGCTTGCGGTGTATGATTGTGAACACATCTTGCTATCATTTTATATAATTTAAACTCCGGATATCTCTCTACACCATTATTTTTATAGAGCATATTTATTCCCTTATCATCTAAACACCATTCAAAAATTAAGCGTTTGATCGGGTCTACAATTTTACTTAAATCTTTCATTTCTTCAAAATCATCAATAACATAATCAAAAATTGAACATGCTAATCTACATAGGTCAAAACTATAATTTGGCTCTAATCTGGGTTTCTTATCATTAAAATAAGGTTCTGTATTATACTGAGTGGCAGCATCTCCGCCTGTTTGAAAACTATCACTACAAAATATTTTACCATCAAATTTAAAAATACTCCTACCAAAGTCAATTATTTTAAACATTCTTCCAAATGTAGGAACTTTATAATACTTCTTTTTATAACAATAATACAAATATTTTTTGTCAGTTTGATTATACATTACATTATTTGTATGTAAATCATTATGTGTAAAATTAAATACTTTTTGATATGTTATAAGAATCATTATAATTTGCATAAATGCTGAATACCATTCTTCATTAGTTAATTCGTTAGTTAAAATTAAATTATCAAAAGTATTTTCACAATATTCCATTCCAATAACTTGAACAGGAAATTTTGGTATAAATACATTTATTTTCTCTTCTTCATCTTCTTCATCTTCTTCATCTTCTTCATCTTCTTCATCTTCTTCATTATTATAATTTTCTTCTTGTAAACTATTATTACTATTTTTTTCAGAACTTAAATCAAATACCTCACAAACTTTATCACAATTTTCACAATCATCATCTAAATCACCATCATTTGTATGTGATGAGCGTGATGAACAAGTTGAATTAGATTTTAAAGTTAATTGATGTTCCGTTATTAATGATACATTTGTTATATCAACTAAATCTAATGATAAGTCTTTTAAATCAATTGAACTATTACATTCATCAAACACATCATTAAACATTTCATTATCAACTGATTTTAAAGAATTTAAACTAATATTATTACCAATATTTAATGGTTTTAATTTTGTTTGTTCTTGTTGAAACAGATGTTCATAGTTATCTACTTTAAATAATATATTTTTATTTTTATTGAAAAAATCTGAATTATTCAAATAATCAATATCATCAAAAACATTTATTTTAAATTCATTTTTAATAGCCAAGAAAGAACCATAATAGTCAACACCATGTATAAATCTATATGTGTTTCTTAATTGACTTGATAAAAATAAAAATAAACCATCAACATAAGCTGAGTTATTTACATCAATAAATTTAGAATTACAATCTTCTGTATTTGAATTTAATTTTGGTAAATTAAACAGGGTTGAATTTGTAATATCATATTTACCAATCAGGTATTTATATGGGTCTAATAAAGGAGCCATTTTGAAGAATACTTCTCTTTCTTTTACCTTATTAGTATCTATATTTTTTACTTTACACATAAAAAGATTATCATTGTCTTCAATATTCCCTTCAGAATTAATATTTGATATAAACCATTTATTATTTAGATTAATACTATTATAATTTGTATCATTTAAGGTAAAAAATCTTGTATAAATTGGTATATAATTTTGTGTTTTAGAGAGAAAAAGGGAGGTGGGTTCTTCAAAACATTTAAATAGATCAATATTTTTTCTTTTCTGATAATTTATAGCTATCATCTTTAGTCAATTAAAATATAAATTAAATCTATTTTTAACTTATTATTTGAAAAATATATTTAATTTATATTTCTAAAAGCTTCTTTGTAATTCAAATTACTCGTTTAATTTAGGAAAATCTAATAGCGTTTATTTTGTATTATATTTTCTTTTTTTAATATTATAGAAATGAGTCTAGAGCTTAAAAAATTTGATATGAAAAGTATTCAATTTAAAGCAACTGAAAATAAAGGACCTGTTGTAGTCTTAATTGGTAAGCGTGATACTGGAAAATCATTTTTGGTTAGAGATTTATTATATTATCAACAAGAAATTCCTATTGGAACTGTTATTTCAGGAACAGAAGAAGGTAATGGATTTTATGGAAAAATGGTACCTCGATTATTCATTCATAATGAATACAATTCAGCTATTATTGAAAATATATTAAAACGACAAAGGACTGTATTAAATCAAGTCAAAAAAGAAATAGAAATGTATAAAAGATCATCAATTGACCCTAGAGCATTTGTTATTTTAGATGATTGTTTATATGATAATACATGGTCTCGTGATAAATTAATGCGTCTTCTATTTATGAACGGGAGACACTGGAAGGTCATGTTAGTTATTACAATGCAATACCCTTTAGGAATTCCTCCCACACTGAGAACCAATATAGATTATGTTTTTATTTTGAGGGAAAATTACATTGCAAATAGGAAACGAATATATGATAATTATGCTGGAATGTTTCCAACCTTTGAGTCTTTTTGTCAAGTAATGGATCAATGTACTGAAAATTACGAATGTCTTGTAATTAACAATAATTCTAAATCTAATAAATTACAAGACCAAGTTTTTTGGTATAAAGCTGATAATCATAATGATTTTCGTCTTGGTTCTAAAGAATTCTGGGAATTATCTAAAGGATTACCAGATGAGCAACAAGAAGAACAATATGACCCTAACCAAACAAAAAAGAGGGGTGCAGGACCAAAAATTAGCGTTAAAAAGACGACTAAGTGGTAAAACTTAGCTTTCATTATATAAAAACGGCGTTTGTGGAAAGTGCTAACTTAGGAAATCGTAATGTGAAATTCCTTACTATTGTATTTTATATTTTATAAAAAATTGATTTAGAAATAAATCAGCGTTTGAAATGTAAAAAGGTGTAATGTCCGTAAAAATAAATATATTTAAAAATATGTGGACGCTGATAAAAAGAATGATGGGGTTTGCAGTAGTAAGTGTAGAACCTAAAGTTAGCCAAGATGCTCCTATAGTTAGACCGCAACCTGATGAAAAAACTATATATTATAGACGTTATATAATTCCTAAAGAATATAGTAAACAAAAAATAAAACCTTTAGAAGAAAATATCATGAAAATTAACAAGGTTAAAGAAGAACAACGTGAGGAATATTATCGAAATGTTCGTAATAGTGATAAAGAAAATTAATACTATACGAAGGATACCACTTCACTCGCAAAATTATACGAATCTCGCTGACAAACATTTAGTTCAACAATTAAGGCCTCACACAATATACTATAAATGATATTTAAGAATATAGTAATAATCATCACACATGGATATCTGTATAAAAATTGAAAGCCGCAATAATTATCCGTAATTAAATTCAAGGATACAAATGATTTGTCAAATAGAGTATCATGTCATCAACATGGAAAAGGCGTAATAGTGAAATTGTTTCAAATTAGTTATTAGCAAGATGGGATACTATAACTAAACAGCAGAAATGAAAGGAATATGTCCTACAAAAAATGAGGAATATATATAAAAATAATAATATAATAAATGACTATTATAGTATTATTTAACAATCATCAAATGAAATTGTTACTGGATATTTTATTAAACAATAATCCTTCCAATTTGTATTTGGATTATTTAATTCACACCAATCAAATAAAAATTTATAAGAAGAAGTCTTAACTGGAAATGCTTCCCATAAATTATATTTAAATCTTAATAAAAGATTCATTACTCCCATTTCATTTGTTCTACATAAAGTATAAGTATTCATAGCTGTTATCATTTGATTTTTATCACATAACCGTAAAATATTTGTATCATATATCCAAATAGAATTTAAAAAATAATTTTCATTTAAAATATTCTCTCCAAAATCTTTTTTAACTTTCTCTATGATATCTTGATTATCATAACTTAACTGACATTTAAATAAATTATAATCATTGTAACTACCGTCTTTTGGAGCAAGAATCTTACCTTTATAATCTAATTCCAACAAATATTTAACATCATCTAAAACTCGTAAACCAGCATCCAAAAATATTACACGTTTCCATTTCATAAAATAATCATCAAATACATGTAATTTTTCCCATTGGTTTAATTTTATAATTTCTCTCTTATCTGAATTAGAAAACCCATTTTCTCCTATTTTATTCAAAAGTTCTGATTTATCAATTTGATTAAATTTAACTTCAATAATATTATAAAAATCCTTAAAATTATTATTCAATGTAAAATCAACTGTTATAAGAACAATATCTTTTTGCCAATTTCCCTTGCTTCTTAAATCAATAATAGTTCTTTTTGCTTTTTTGAAATAATTTAAATCAGTTACAATAACAAATGTGGTATCTTCTTTTATATTATTTACTTCAATATTATTTTTTTCTTTTTTATTTTGTTTTGCTATATTATAATAAAACCTATTAGCTTCTTCCGTCATAGTTCTATGTATAGTTATAGCATTATTTAAGTCATCATGATTTTTATGTGGATCTATTAAAAAATTTTTATTGTCAATTTGTATAATGTTATATTTATTTTTAAGTTCATTAATCCATAATCCAATACATAAATCATCACACCAATGTTTATATGAATTATTTATTCCATTACATTTAACATGGTTGTATAAAATTTTATATAATCCATTAGATATGGCATAACCTGCTCCGCCAGACATATAGAGACAAAAATCTTTTTTAATATGATCTAGTTCATTACCAATATAATAAAAATCATCCTTGTTATATTTTGTTAATAATAATTTAAGTCTATCAATAAAAATAAATGTATCATCATCTACAAAAATATACCAATCATATTCAAGAATATTACTCATATTATAAAAAAAATGTATATATTTCCATGTAATATTTTTTTCATCATCCATACAATTCCAACCAAAATATCTCTTTTCAATATTAGATTTTGATGTTAAATAAAAAATATCATTTTTGTCAATATCGTTTAAAAAAGTTTCCATTTGATATTTTACACGTGTATCTAAATATTTATCACAAGTAGAAATAATATAACAAATTTTCATATTTGTAATATTATTAAATGTTTAAATACTAATTAATAAAGTTTATTTTTTAGCAAATGGTCCAGATTGTAATTGACTTTGACCATAATCACTCTTTCCAACAACAATATTTTCACCTTCAAACAATTCCTTACAAATATCAGCAGTTGAGATATTTTCTTGTTCTCCTAATGCGAATTCCTGAGTGCTAGAATTATTTACACCAATCAAATTACCTTGTTCATCAATAGTTTGAGATAAAGTATTACCAGACTTTTCAGCATTCTTAATATTTTCCTCAATAGCCTTTTGTTTAGTCTCTTTAACGCGTTGTTCAAAAGCAGTCTTAGCATTAGATTCATTCTTTTGTTTTTCATGCATTAATTGGTTCAATTCCTCTTCCATATATTCAACACGACCTGTCTTATATGCTTCAGGGTCCCAAGGCATCCACATGCCAACTGGACCAACCATTATATCGTGATTAGGATCAATTTCTCTTAGCATTTTACATCTTAATTCAGCTTCTTCTTGAGTAGGGTAAACGCCTCTAATCTTTAGACCTCTTGTGTTTGTTTGAAAACTATTTTCAATATCAAATTTCTTTTGAAGATCATCTTCATGTTTATCTAAATATGTTTTATAATCGTCAGCCAAGTTTGAATTAGCTAGATTATTTTTCTCTTCTTGAACAAATTCTCTAAAATCATTATTTAAATCTTCAAACGATATATTATACTTAAAAGATATAAAGTTAATAAATTGTAGAAATTTTTCCATAGACTTATTAAACTCCCAGTTCTTTAGGAATTCTTCAAAAAAGAAAATTTCTTTTTGTTTTAAAATTTTTTCTGGAGAACAAAAAGACATACATACAAATTTTTGATTTGCAATAGGTTTGTCTTCTTCTAACAAATCAATATATTTAGGATTTTCTTTACCGTTTTTTTGTTTTCTCTCAAAACCACACTTCTTGGAAGATTTAGAACTATCCATTTAAATAATTTAATTATTTATTTTTAAGTTTTTTATCGCAATTAATAAATTTTTTCTTAACAATTAATATAATGCACGGATTAATAAACGTTGGCGAACTTGTTAAGAGAATTATCAAATATCTTGTTGAAGGTTTGATGGTAGCTATTGCGGCTTATGCTATTCCTAAACGTTCTTTAAACATTGAGGAAATTGTTTTAATTGCTTTAACTGCTGCTGCTACATTTAGTATTCTTGATACTTATGTTCCATCTATGGGTGTAACTGCTAGATCTGGTGCTGGTTTCGGTATCGGTGCCAACTTGGTCAGGTTCCCTGGTGGATTTTAAATAACATAATATATTTAAATCTAATAATAATATATTATGGCGAAACAATCTCGTAAAAAATTAAGACGGCTAAAACCTAAATCTTATAGAAAAAAAACTAGCAAAGCTGGACGAAGTTATAAAAAAATGGTTGGCGGAACATTTACACAAGAAGAAACCCAACAATTATTGTCGTTAGGGTTTACAGAAAATGATATTCAAATTCTTTTTAATACAGGTCTTGGATTAAATATTATTCAATTAAGTTTAAATCGAATAAATCCAGATACAGGTGCTAATTTTACACCACAAGAACTAATTCAAGACATTCAAAATAATGAAAACAATGGTTTGAATATTTCAGGTATTTCAGATACTTCAGATGATGAACATGAGTTAGATGAATCAATGAATACAACGATTGGAGATATTTCATACTTAAATGGTATTAATCATTCACAAGGTTCTTTACATCTATCAGATTTAAACGATACTCGCAATTCACAAGGTTCTTTACATCTATCAGATTTAAACGATAGTCGCGTTTCACAAGGTTCTTTACATCTATCAGATTTAGACGATAGTCGCGTTTCACAAGGCTCTTTACATTTATCAGATTTGGGAAATTTAACAAATGATTCAGTTAACACAACAAGAGAAAATTCTTTTGGTGGTAGAAAACACAAAACTTATAGTAAAACAAAAAAAGGTAGAAAGGCACGCAAATATAATGGCAAAAGTCGCAAACAAAAAGGAGGTATGTGTTTTGGTAATGGAGTAGGATCTAATAGTTATGACCCGAATTATTCAATTTATAACACTAATATATTAAAACTTTTTCCATATAGATCATAATAATTTATAATTTAATTGTATATAAATTATAAATATTAAATAGTAGGTATAAATTCCCAATCTAATTCTTTACAAATCTTTTTCCATATTATATCTTGTTCCATTCTTTTTTCTGGATCTTTTAACATTGGAAAATGTTCTAAATATTTTTCTTCGCCTAATAATTCACATAGCTTATATGCTGTATAGTAATAATTTAAAAAATTAACACGATCATCTGGGCAAAATTTTGAATAAGGTGATTGAAGTTCAACAAAAAGGTTACATAAAGTCTCCTCTAATTCAGGAGACATAATTGGTGGTTTAATACCCAATTTATCTTTTATAAATGGTATATGCTCATAATATTTATTATATCCTAATTTTTTTAGTATTTCTTTTGTTTTTATATTTGTTATTTGAGATAATTCAATTCTCTCTTTTTTAATTTGTAATTTAATATTTTCAATAACATCTAAAGGAATCTGTGTTGTTTCTTTACCTTGAAATTGTGCTAATATTTCTTTAAAATGATTTATTCGTTTATAAGCATAAAAGCAAACCTCCTTTGGTGGTTCTTTATATGATGGTTTTTCATTTTCAATAAGATATGGAATACTTCTTGAGCAGATATTACAAACCATTATACCTTCATCTTCAAGTGGAATTAACTCGCCTTTTTTACATACTTGACATATATCTGTCTGATATACAAAATTATTAATATCTAAAAAATCATCACTAACATTGCTCAAATATTTTAAAACAATATTATTATTATCATTTTGTATTAAATTAATTTCATTATCAATTTCTTTTATTTTAAAAAATTTATTAACAGCATTTGATTTATTAGAATTTGTTTGAGATTTTATACCACTTGAAATATTTTTTTTGTTTTCAAAATATTCAAAAATATATTTTGAATTATCAAGTAAATAATCTTTTTTTTTATTTTGTATGTGTTTTACAGCTTCCTTTAATTCTAAAATCCTATCCATAAACTCTAATTTTTCTTCTATTGAGATTGTTTCATTTTCATTATTTAATTTTTGTTTTAATTTATGTATTTCATATTTATAATCTAAAATAGTGTTTTCATCTTGCGAAAATTCATGTAAAAATTCCTTATGTTTTGTATCGAGTGTGACTGCTGATTTTTTGTTGAATTTAATTTTTTTATTTGATTTCGGTTTAAAAGATATCATACCTCTTTTTATATTTTAAATGGTTTTTATTTAATTTATAATATATATAAATTATTTATTTAATTTAAATAAAAAATAAAATTGAAAAGATTATATAGCTATAATATTATATTACACAAATTAAAATGTCTCAAATACTTGATACTTTGTTTTTGAAGCGATTCTGTTTGCCGTGTGATTCTGATATTTCTCTATTTGAGAACGGAGAATCAAGAATTTCATCTTGTTTGTGCGGAAATTATAATCATGCGTCATGTGTTTTACAAGGCAAACAAAAACGTTTTGAAAAAGGCTAATATTTTAAGTTTTGGGTTTAATACAATGGGAGATATTAATGGTATCCAACCTGGTATTCATGCTGAACATGATGCTATTAATAAACTTAAACCATTAGATAAAAAGAAAAAATTAGAACCAATTAATTTACTTGTTATAAGATTTTCTAAAAATAATAAAATACAAAGTTCAAAGCCTTGTGCTAATTGTATTCAAACTATGAAAACATTACCACAAAAGAAAGGTTATAAAATTAAAAATATATATTATTCAAACGATTACGGAGAGATTGTTAAAAGCAGTATAAAAATTTTAGAAACAGAAGGACTACATTATTCTAGATTTTATAGACGAAAAATCTTAAACAGATAATAAGTTCAAAATAAATTAAACTTTTATTAAAATACATTAAATGGAATTTAAAATAAATCTAGACTCCTTAAAAGATTTAGAAAATGAAGATTTAAAGATAGACGCAATAAAGTTCCAAAAAATGCTTCTTCTTTTTAACTCTATAGAACAAGGATGGTCTGTTAAAAAACGTGGCGATTCTTATGTATTCTTAAAAAATCATGAAGGTAAAAAAGAAGTGCTAGAGAACTCGTATTTGATGAAATTTATGAAGACCAATTTAGATTTAAATAAATTTTTTCATAGTTAAAATATTTAAATTAAATAAAAATAAATTAATTTAATTAAATTAATTTATTTTATTTCTAAAAATTTTTTTTCTTTAGCCATATTATAAAATGGGAGGTGGATTAATGCAACTCGTAGCTTATGGCGCTCAAGATGTTTACCTTACTGGTAATCCTCAAATTACTTTCTGGAAAGTTACTTATCGTAGATACACTAACTTTGCCATCGAATCAATCGAACAAACTTTTAACGGTCAAGCTGATTTCGGTCGTCGTGTCCAATGTGTTATCTCCAGAAACGGAGATCTTGCTTACCGCACTTATTTACAAGTTACTCTTCCTGAGATCAACCAACTTATGGGTCTCGGAAACTACTCCAGTGGTCAAAATACTGGTGTATATGCCCGTTGGCTTGATTTCCCTGGTGAGCAATTAATTGCTCAAGTTGAAGTCGAAATTGGTGGTCAAAGAATTGATCGCCAATATGGTGACTGGATGCACATCTGGGGTCAATTGACCACAACTGCTGAACAACAACGTGGTTACTTCAAGATGATTGGTAACACCACTCAACTTACCTTCATCACTGATCCTTCTTTCTCTGATGTAGAATCTCCTTGTGACTCTTTGGCTCCTCGTCAAGTTTGCGCTCCTCGTAATGCTCTTCCTGAGACTACCCTTTATGTCCCTCTTCAATTCTGGTTCTGCACCAACCCTGGTCTTGCCCTTCCTTTGATTGCTCTTCAATACCACGAAGTCAAGATTAACCTTGATATCAGACCTATTGATGAGTGCTTATGGGCTGTTACCACCTTAAACTGCAACTCCAACCCTTACTCTGGAGCTTCTGGTCAATACGCTGTTGGACGCCCTGTCCCTGCCACTATTGCCTACAACCAATCTTTGGTTGCTGCCTCACTCTACGTTGATTATGTCTTCCTTGACACTGATGAACGCCGCAGAATGGCCCAAAACCCTCACGAGTACTTGATTACTCAACTCCAATTCACAGGTGATGAGTCTGTTGGTTCTTCTTCTAACAAGATTAAGCTCAACTTCAACCATCCTGTTAAGGAGCTCATCTGGGTTGTTCAACCTGACCAAAACGTTGACTACTGCTCATCCTTAACTTGTGATGCTCTCTTATTCAAGGTTCTTGGTGCTCAACCTTTCAACTACACTGATGCCATCGATGCTCTTCCTAACGCTATCCATGCTTTCGGAGGTCCTGCCTCTGTTGCTGCTGATTCTCGCGCTTACATCGATGCTCGTGGTCTCTTCCAAGATGCTGGTGCTCTTGATTACCAACCTTCTGCCCAATTCCCTGGTTTCACTGGTTACTGGCACGGACCTTCTAACCCTTACAACGAGGTTAACCTTGGCGGTGTCCAAAACGTCTTAAACACTGCTGGTCTTGACGCTGCCACCATTGCTGCTCTTTCATCTGGAACTGACTCTCCTCACCTTGAGAACTCTGGAGTTTCTGATGCTGGCACTTTCGTCCTTTCTGAAACTTCCCTTGACATGCACTGCTGGGGCCAAAACCCTGTCGTCACCGCTAAGCTCCAACTTAACGGCCAAGATCGCTTCTCTGAGCGTGAAGGAACCTACTTCTCTTGGGTTCAACCTTACCAAGCTCATACCCGCACCCCTGATGAAGGTATTAACGTATACTCTTTCGCTCTTCGCCCCGAAGAACACCAACCAAGCGGCACATGCAACTTCTCCAGAATTGATAACGCCACTCTTCAATTGGTGTTGTCTAACGCCACTGTTGAAGGCACCAAGACTGCCAAGGTTCGTGTATATGCTACCAACTACAACGTCTTGCGTATCATGAGTGGTATGGGCGGCCTCGCTTACTCCAACTAAACACCTTATATCGTGTGTATTTTATATTTTAATATTAAATATTGTCAATACTAATTACATCATTATTGAATTTTAATATTAAAAGCAAAAATCAATATAGAGATATCACATTAATATAATTATAAAATGAGCGTAGATATTGTAAATCTCATCGAAAGCAATCCTATCACAAAGTTTTCAGGTGATTACCAGAGCAAATTAGTTGAAAAGATAAAAAACAATTTTACAAATTATGAACAACAACTATTTTTATCAAGTTTTTACTGCTATTTAAAGTATGACTCTAAGAATGATTTTGTTATTGATTTAGA